TAATTATATACATCGGATTGTATTACTGAATGCGCAGAAGGTTGTCCATCTGTATTCAAATATCTACCTTCATCTGCAATTAATCCATCTAAAAATGCAGCAGTAGCTTTTGCTGAGCCATCACCAAATATTTTTATACCATTTTTATATGTTGTATTTGTATAATCGGATTGTAGCTGTACTACCGATACTATACTTTCAGTTATAGTATTATATACATTACAAGACGTTACCCCAGAAATAGCTCCTCTATAATCATATACTCTAATAGAAAATACTTGTTCACTAGTTTGCGGATTAAAATAAATTGACGAAACGGATTTTATTTTACTATAAAATGCTGGAGTTTGTAAATTACCTTGATATATAATACATGTATCAGGATCAATACTTTCTACTGTTGTTCCAGTAATAACTATATCCTGTACTCTTAATGAAACATTAGGAGAAGAAATATAATCCTCGCCATTATCAATCAATGAAATTTTTGTTATCGCTCCAATTCTATCAGTTTCTAATGTGTACTCTACGCCAGTTCCTAATATAGCAGGAATTGTTAATATAGAATTAGATCCTGTTGCGGAAGAAACATTAACTGTTGGTAAATTTGCAGTATTATATCCCATACCACCAATACTATATGGATTAGCTGTATTATAATAATACTCGACAGCCGTTATTGCTCCATTAGCATTAACGGATTTAATTCTTGCATATGCAAAACTTCCACTCCCGCCGGAAATATTTATGGCATCACCTGTAGTATAGTTCTGTCCACCATTAATTATATCTATTGGAGCTAAAATTCCAAGGTCATCAATATCTTGTCTATATGCATTTAATGTATTTGCATTAAACGAAGAATGGAATTCCAATACCGGAGGTTCTTCGTATCCGCCGCCCCCGTTTCTTACTGTTACTGCAGTAATTGGATATGTTGTATATGCCAAATATGAAAAACAATTTTTTAACTGTGTATTTGCATTTGCTGTGCGAGAGAAATTAAAATTATTTGCACCTAATGCGATAGTATAATTATCTTCAATACAATCATTTGTAACATATGCAACATTTGCTGGATGCGAATCATCAACTAATGATATAATACATAGGACATTTGCATCTACGACCCCATCGGATTTTATAACTTGTATTTCTGAATTAGGATAGGTTCTAAATCCATATCCATTTTTTGTTATTACAACTTTTTGTATTTGTCCTGTTGTTACTTCAGATATAATTGCAGAAGCGCCAACAGGATTTTCTGTAAGTTCGCTAAATCCATCAGTAAGAACTACTGGGTCCCCAACTTTATAATATTTTCCTCTTCTATTTGGATTTATCGTTACATTAGAAAGAGAACCTATAATTTTAGAACTTAATGCAATTGCTCCTTCTGGTGGATATTTATCATATTTTATATATTTTCCATTTAAAAAATATACTTCTTTATTGTCATAATCCAATACTTTAATAGTTTCTGCAGAAGAAAATACTCTTTGAATATTACTTAAATAGATTTGAGTAAATTTACCATTAATTTTACTTTTTTCAACAACGCCAATAGATTTAGAAGTTTCCCCGAATATTTTAAAATTATTAATATTTAAAAAAGCTTGGTCCGTTGATTTTATTTTAATAGATTTTGGTACAATCCATTTACCATTACTAGGTTTTAATATAAAATCGCTAGTTGGATATACTTCTACATTCGTGTTATATAATGCTCGAAATAAGAATTTAAATGAATCAGGAATACCTTTCGATTTATATAATTCTTTAATAATTTTTAATAATTTTATTTTATCGGCTGCAATTGTATCAATATCAGGAAAATAAGGAAGAAAATCTGCTGCATAATATGCATAAAATTCCTGAAACCCAGAATCAATATCTAATTTATCCCCAAACCCATAGATATCATAAGTATCATCAAACCATTTATAATATGCATCAAAAAATTCAATAAATCTTGAATATGCTGGATCATCCTTAATAAATGCAGGAAGTTTTGACTCGAAAATTGTAGAATATCTATTTGACATTAAACTTTAGACTTTATATTAATAGTTATTGACGTATTGTCCATAATATCTAACGTTATTATTTTATCTTGAGTTGAAGATATAAGCGTAGATTCCGGTGTAACTGTAATTGAGAATTGCCCTAATATATTATTTATATTGTATGGATTAAAATTTGATAACGTTACTAAACCCGTAGCGTAATTTATTTCTCCGACATTATCTTGAAGAATAGTTTTTATATTATTTGCATAATAATAACTTCGCAATTTAATTCTAGTTCCGCTTAATATGGGAACAAGAAGCGCACCAGAACCTCCTCCGCCATACACAACAGCAACAGCTTGCGTATAATTTACTCCAGGAGTTGAAATTGTTACTCCAGTTATAACCCCATTAGTAACGTCAGCAGTAGCAATAGCTCCGGATCCATCTCCGAATATAGTAACAGATGGAGTAGATGTATATCCACTACCCCCGCTAATAATTTGCACAGATTCTATTATATTAAATATTGCCGGAGATTCTTCTATTTTAACATTTTGTATAATATTTCCATTTGTATTAAGATAATCAAAATAATCACTATCTAAAGAACCCTTTGCTAAAACTGATTCAAATTTAAATGTATGAGTATTAATTGTACTGAATATTGGCAAAAATCTTTTTTGTAAAGAAACACTAGATTCACACGTTATAATAGAAGCATCAATATTTTTTATTGTGGTTATTAAATCGGGTAAAATAAATACAGAATCGAATGTATTTAATGTTCTATTAGAAAAATCTAATATCGCCAATTTTAAAAGGCTTGATAATTGTGACGCATCAAAAATTGATCTATTTTTATCAAAATAAATGGTAGAAGATAATTTTAAGAATGTATAATCAACGTCAACGATCTCTGGGATAATAGTAATAACACTAAATGGTCTAATATACTCATTAAGTAATCTGTATTTTTGTGATGCCGATAAACTATATCCGCCATTTGGTTTTATACAAATAAACGTTTTCCCAAATTGTTTTGGAGTCATATCTTCTCCGCCCCAAACATTAACTGCTTGAATTGGTATAATTGGATTGTCTCTTTTTAACAATCCAAGATAATCTGATTTGGTGACAGCTCTATTTTGAGCGGCATATGCTTTTGGAGCTGAAAATTTAATTGATTGTATAGATTCTCTTTCTTGCCCGCCAGTCGCAACGTCCGTTACATCAATTTTATTTGATTGCCCTGCAACATTATCCATTAACGTAAATTTATAAGCTCCATTAGGAGCTTCGCCTTTAGTAGTTAAATATTCAACAGTAATGACGTTTCCAGTTGTTAATGATTTGCCTAAAACACCATCTCCAAAATATATTTCAAAATTACCATTTAATGCTTCTTGTAAGAAATAAACTTGCGTTGTATCATCAAGGGTTAAATGGGATGCTGTCAATTCAAATTTATTAAAAACCGTAGATTGAGCGTTGTCATACACCAAAACCGTTAAAGTTGTCGTATCAACATCCGCATCGGGTATCGTAAACGTTGACGTTGAATTTTGTATCATATTAACATCAAATGTATATCGTACTGGTTGTCCTTGATAGACTGGAATATTATAGAATTGCGCAACACCATTACTTGTTGTGGTTGTTATTGAATCTAAAGTTACGAATGGATAATTGGTATTATCTATTGCTTGAGAATAAAACTTTGTATATTTCGGAATGACTACTTCACCAGAAGGTACATTATTAAATTTAATATTTAATAAAGCTCTACTAGCTCTTCTAGAAGAAGGAGTATAATTTAATAATTTTGCATGAGATACTGTTGAACTTCTTTTTACAGCTGTATCTAAAAATGATTCATTGGCAACCATGTTTAGATAATATGCATTATAATGTGTATTATATGCTAATAGATCTAATACTGTAGATATAACTGAACTTTCGAAGTCATAATCAAAAAATTTATCCTGACCTCGTAAATAATCTTTAAAATTATTTTTAATTGCATCAAAATCTAATTCTGCAATATTAACTGATGAATTGGCACTAGCCATTATTTATCCCCTAAATCCTTTTAATATTATTTATCTAAGTCTAGATAAAATAAAATCTGCTGTAAACGGTTCGACTAAATTTTGAATATAAAATGTTACTGTTACTTGGTAGGCATTATGATCATATAATGCGTCAACATCAACTGATTGTAGTAAAACTCTGTGATCGAAATTTCGTATAACATATTCTACTTCTTTTGATAATGCTGAAGAAGTAATCGGGGACATTGGTTCAAATAATAATTTTCTTAAATTTGACCCGTAATCCGGTTTAAATGGTTTTTCATAATAATTGGTTAACAATAAATTTTTCAATGCTCTAGCTACAGCAACTTCTCCTTTAGATAACATTAAATCTTTTTTTGCTGGATGGGGCTGGAAAGTTAAATCCAAATCTACATATCCGCTGAAGTTTTTTATAGTATTAGTTGTCATATTAGTTTAAGTTTATTGTCGAACCTTTAAGCGTTGTAGAACCGCCACTAGTTTGGGCAATAGTTCCGGCAACAGTAGTTGTCATATTTCCATTAATCGTCATAGTATAATTTCCATCAATAGTTGTATCACAATTTCCAATAATATAAACTTTATTACTTCCCTCAATAGTTACTGAACAATCCCCTGATATTGACACCTTATCATTATTCAATATAACCGTATATT